GAAGCTGGGATAGTTAATACACTACCAACGACAGCTGTGATTAGATATGAAGCAATAGTATTGAAACTAGCATCGAATGTATTAGTAAGAAGCTGAGTAGTAATGCCAACACCACCAGTGAGTAAAGACTCATAAGTGGGAGTGTTGCTATACTAATTGATGATCTCAATAACACCTTTCCAATTCTAAACGAAAGTTAAGAGCTACGTATTAATATTTATGGCTGTAGTAACTAAAGATGGATTAGGAATAACTGATCCTAATCTCAAATTACTGGCTGGTTGAGTGACTAAGTTAGAAACAAAACTATTGCTTGCTAGTTCTTACTCATACATGTTACCAGGTTGAGGAATGTGGAAAGTTATATCGTAGTTGATATAAACTTGGCCCATATTAGTCTTCTCAGATTGCGACGCAACTACGTAAATTGCGCCCGGACAGTAATCATTAATAGATGCGGCTGCTGCTACGTTACCTGTAAGATATTGTTTCTTTGCGTAACGTGGTGTCAGAGTGTGTCTAGAGTACATAGATCCACTCTGAGTACCATGCATCTACGTGAGAGTCTAGGGGCTGAAGTCGTTCAGAAGAACGTCACTGGGATCGTGATCGAAGGCTAAGTATAAAATGCCATCTGCTAGCGTGGAGCAAGACGGAACATACTCGAAGGACATCGAGTTGATTGAGTATTTTTCGTAAGCACCTGCGATTTGACTGAGCCAAGGGAAAACTGATGCAGTGCTCGGATTTATTTGAGATACGAATGTTGAACCAGACACCACGTTTGAGATCATTAATTCTCTGTGTTTAACCCTATAAGTGCTACTAGAAGGGGAAGAACGGACATTAATGCTTTTGGCAGCTGGTACAGAACGGACGATAATCGGTTGAACTACTCGACGAGGATTCGTCCGATTTCGCATGACGGTTCTTTTCTTACCGTTTCCGTTTTAGGATTTGCTTCTTCGCGTGAAGGAAACATTTCTTTGTGACTTGTTTTATTTATTTTAATTCATAAGTATAAGTAAAATTATTATTTTTTTACTCAAAGTCTTGCACGCCATTGACAAAATTGTCTTCAATGACGGTGAGGAGCGACAGCATGGTCAGCCCGCATCTCGAGTTAATTTCACCCTCTTATTTATACCCATCGTTGACTTCAACGAAGGCGTATTTTTAGTACTTATTTAGTTCGAGATCTGTAACATCGAACGAAGGTTGATATAATTTACTTTTGCGCACTTCCAAGAAAGCTTCAAGGAGGTGGCTAATTTTCTCGGATTTGACTCCATTATATATAGCTTGAGCATGAATGTAGGGATATTAATGTATCAGATCATTCGAACCAGAGTAGTATTGCTTAGTGTTAACTAGCTTGTTAACGTCTCTAACCATATACATACCAGGGAAGACCCATTTGGAGCAGAAGACGAAGTCGTCGTAATATGAGACGCACACCTCTTTTATACATTGACCAATACCTTTAATGCCCTCTTTTATAGTGGAAGTACACTCGAATATAGATGTGGAAATGTCTATGCTTGACCACATAACAAGATCGTCTCCCGCTGCAATCGTACAGACTCGATCATCACACCATGGGCTAGGAATGCCTGCCATGAACGCATACATGTAACCGTACAACAAAGAGGCAATGGTATTACGAACTGTAGTATAGGGATCACCACTAAAAGTACAGCCCTCGATACGAAGGTATAGGTAATCGTTCCACGGATGGGAGCACTGTTTATTCGGATAATTAGTAGCAAAAAGTTTAGATACATCCTTAGGCCAAGGATCCGAATTGACGCCTGGTAAACAGATAAACATTACGTTGGTGTGATCTTTTACGTCTCTTAACCAAGACTCAACTAGGTTCTTAACATCTGTATTTTATCTCTAAAAGAAAACATTATTCTATAATTCCCGAAGGAAGAGTTTAGCATAAATGTCGTATAATCTATCGTCGACAATACGCATGATTTCAACGTGTTATGTGGACTCGAAAGCTGAGCCATCCATAGAATAGGATTTCCAAGATTAATTAACTTTATCTGCTAATAATCCTGTGAGTTCTTCTTTATTCATCGCCTATATGTACCCGGGACAATGTCTGCGGAGACCTTCGTGTATCGGTCCCTAAAGGTACGTAGAAGCACCGTGCTTTTACCATGATCCTATCATGATATTTCTCGGACGATCATCGCCCGGCATGTTACGTTAGCCCTCGAGGTCGATGTCCGTAAAGTAGACTTCGCCGGATTTGACCATCGTCTCATAGCATCCATGCTTAACTGTACTAGTTTGCAGTTCTTTGATAATAGTCTAGTAATATTATTATTTCTTCAAAGCAGGATATTCTCTAGTTTACAACCACTACAAAGGGTCTAATTCACGTATGGATTAGGCTAATTATTAATCGTTGATAAGTTTGGGTTCTAATTAGGCAAAAAATCTGGCTGCTAGACCATCGAATATTTACAAGTATTGCGGATCCGGCCGAAGTGTCGGTTTTAGGAAACGCTAGTAAAGGGCATAAGTTTAGTTGACTAGGCTCTTGCTACTAAACTCGTATGGTTTGGCCGTAGTATGCCACCCTGAGAGAGTACTCTTAGCATAAGGGTCAAAATCATAAAGAAACTTCTTTGTTCTATTGATTGATTTTCCCTTATTGACTTCATAGTAAGACTATAACAGGGGAAGCTATTTGTTATAATATTTAGTATCATCTTCTGACATGAGATGTTCTGGAATAATAACAAAACCCGGATTCTCTTTTTCGAAATAGTAATAATGATCTTCCGGTTGCCTCTACATACATAGATCTTAGACTGTAGGCGTAATTTTAGTTTATTTAGGTTCAACAGGATCAGTGTTGCCTCTATCCTTGTGCTGCATTATTGTATGCTGAAGCGGATCATTATAATAGGAGAGAATGTCCCCTTTCATTCCGTCTATGAAGTTAGTCTGCTCTACTTTGACCGGAGAATTATTAACCTTATGAGAATACAGTTCATAAGTTTTAACGAAGGGGATGGTAATTCTACAATTAGTGGTGGCAGTAGAAGTTGTATTGTGATTGTTATTGGTAGTGGAGTTCCAAAAGTATGGGTACGCTGCTTGCACGATTTGACGCGCCTCATCAACGTTGGCGACTCTCTTGATGACCTCCTTGGCAACGGGTAAATACTTCTTCACTCTATTGATGAGAGTATTATAGAAAGGAGCTATTCTATACGCGACTTCCTCTTTGTCCAAGAGTGATTCGAAAGTGGGCCTAGAATATGTAACTTCGAGTTTAACTGGTTATCTGAATGGCCACCTGATGGTAATATCGCTTATCAAACCAACCTTGTTGTTATTGATAGCATTGAAGTAACTCCCAAGCCATGTTTGTTAGGCGTAAATAACGTTCATCATAGGGAACACAGGGACATGAAAGAGGAGCTTCTCTCCAGAGGTATGGACGAAGGATCCTTGTGAACTACGGATCCAACCTAATGTGATGCTAGCATCTACGTATTAGTCATCTATTTCGACTAAATTGTGCTCATATGACCTTTATTACCCTCTGATTATCATATCAACATACAAGGATCCTTTCTACTTCTAGCTAATGTTGACTACACCTTCATCACAGGGTAGTTCGTATTTGCCTCTCCTCTAGAAAAAGAAGAATCCGTTGAAGAAGATCGTAGAGTCGTACTATACAATATCTTGATCGAAGTAGTAATGACAGTCATTCATTAAAGTAACAACTGGAAGATCTCGGCAATCTTCGGGCAATTGAAAGTCTTGAAGTCTGACTTTCTAAATGTCTCTGAACCTAGCTCCAACAGTGTAGTTAGACTGTGAGCTTGCATTATAATGGACGTCATATCGTGAAAGTTCCGGTCTGAGAGGTATGAAAACAAACTAGGCATCTGTCTGACTCAGCATCTTCTGCAATTGGACGTACTTGCTACCAACGTCAATTATGACAAACTTCTTACCTACATGGAGGTTAATAGCGTCGGTCAACATGTTGCACATACCTATGTTGGAAAGGAATCTCATATTAGCATGACCACCTGAAGAATTTAATGCTTCATTGATGGATTTATGAGATATTTATTTGCCGTAGCTAGACAGATATTTTGCGAAATCGGAAGAAATCGCTCCCGTAACTGTGGGCGAGAAGATCCATCTATCTCCCCTCTTTTCGACTCCGACCGAAGGCTTGTGAGAAGTATTCTCTTAATTCAGTTTTTAAGGTACCTATACGTACAAACAAGCTATCGATTTAGCACCACCTGAAGCTGTGGCGACTGTACCCGGGATTATATTCTAAGAATCCATGGTAAGAGTATATTACCTTTAGGTTTACTGATTAGCAACGTATGCTATCAGGGCTGGTACTCCAACTTTGATGGAGTTTTATGGCAGCGCATTATATATGCTACAACCTGCGTTGACTGTAGACTTCAAAAAATCTATGCTGCCTATGTATCGCATAGCCGAGATCTTCTTTCCAGTGTCTTGGAATAGATACCGGAAATTCTTCATGGACAACCGAGCGTATCCTTCGAGGACTGCTTAACTCGTTACTAGTAATTGTGAGGTCCACTGGTAATTCCTCCTGATCAGCGCAATATTAGTAAGCTGGTCTTTATCTTGGTCACTGAAGATAGGAAAATTTTTAGACTTCACGGTCTTGACCTGAGTCCGAAGAAACGCCGCGAAGTTATTTTTATCACTTCTAATGAGAGGTCTAAGTACAAGAACATTAGGGGTATCCATAAGAAGATTTTATTTAATCATAGCATCTGCTGATTAGATAGGGTTGGCTATGATGTGATCGCCATTGATGTTGACTTTGGTGCGATAAGCTATGTAGGCATACGCGTGCGATCCAATGACAACAATATGGTGAAAGTTGTGCTTATCTTCGACATTGAGGTAAATGAAGAAGTCTTCAACACTTTTTTCTTCTCGTATCTTAATACGAACTGAAGAACAAATGTTGGACAACACTTTAAAGTCGATTCCTTTTCCAGCATGAGAGACTGAAATCAGCTCTTTCAAGGCTGATAGTCTGGACTTCTTGCTAGAGAAACGAGCTATAAGGTTGATTGCGTAAATGGCGCAATTCCCATTAGGACACGAAAAAATCGTGCCTTGGCCAGGTAATTACCTATAGGACCCAGCAAACTACTTCCTCAATAATAGAGTTTTTGAATGCTGTCCCATCTTTATGGTATCACCTGTGATAGTGTCTTACATGTAAGACTCACACCACTCCTCTAAGGGATATGGTTGTAACATTGGATATAAATTCATCAAGGC